AACATAGTGATAGCCAATAGTGCGAAAGCCGCGCTCATTGTGCCATCTTGTAATATCTGCTGTGGTGAAGGGTTTGTGTTCAGGAGTGGCGGCGCAGTGAATGATGATCTCATCTATTTTGCGCATAAGCTGTTCACATTATGTTGGAGACGGCAAGACGGCGGCGTACTTGCTCCCTAAAGGCAGGGTCTTGTTGGTAAAGTGGGTTAGCAAAATCACGTTGAGCCTCGGCCAAGCTTTGGTAAGCCTGAGTTCCGCCACTAGCATGATTAGGAGCATGAACCAGTTTTGGCTTACCCGCTGGCTGGGGGTTGGCACTTGAATATTCAGCCTTTAAGGCTTTGAGCGCTAGTTGAATTTGACCACGGTCGCCACTGTCAATTGCTTTGTTGTAAGCGCTTAGCTGCTCACTATCCCAATTGGAAGCTGCCCAGCCTGACATGGATTTGAAACTTTCCTCACCTCCTATCTGTGTTATTAAATCATTCATACCTTGTTCAGCTTGAGAGTGACGCCAAGAAATATATTCCTCGGCCATCTCTTTCGTGATGCCTATTTGGGATAGTTTGGCTAATTCTGCCTCGGGTACCTGTCCTGTCTCAAGCCAATGATTTTCAATCGCTTCGACATCAAGCCCAGCTTGATCAGCGATTTCCTGCACTTGGGTCTCGCCTGGTTGTGCCTGTGCGGCGTTTGGTTGAGACGTTTCATTTGAACCTTCAACAGCAAGCCGCGCGGCTTCATCCGTTTGGCTTTGTGGGTCTGGCCGGGATGATGTTATTGTAACTGTTTCTACCATATTTAGCTCATCCTCGTTTCAATGGTTAAGCCATTGAGCTGCTTAACAAGATATTTAACGCCTTCACGCTCAATGAGTTGTGTTGAATTATTAGATGTTTCCTGCTCAATGAGCGTGTTCAGCGCTTGTTGTTGCTCTGCTTGGGTGGGTTTGCCGGTATTTAAATCAGCCATGGTTTGAGCTGCTCCTTGTTCATTTTTGTTTTTAATAGTTTTAGACATGAGTGTTTTTGCTACTCCTGTTGTTTCATTTGTTGCTGTGCCATACCGCCTAATTGGTTAATGGCATTGGGGGCGAGTTGTTGCGCCATCTCCATCATCTGCATTTTTTGTTGTTGTTCAGCCAGTTCCTCGGACGACATTAAAAGCCCGTCCGTTTCAATATTAAGGCCATTCGCAAGACGCAGTGCTATCTGCTCCCATTTCAGGCTTTGAGCGGCGGGTGACTGCTGAACAATCTCCAAGAATTGTATCAGGTTAGATAGGTCATTGCCACGCCCCAAAGCGTCCATGCCGGTGACAACTTTTGGCTGGGTCATGTTTTTTGGGAGTTCTGGTAGTGCACCAATAGCTTCTAGATTGGCAATTTGGACACGGGCAAGTGGCAATTGAAGATCAACGGAAAGTAGCGAGTAAGTACCGCCTAATGTGTCCTCTAGCTCGCGCGCCATGTAACGAATTTCCTCGGCCGTGACCCGCTCACCATTACGCTGAATGGCGGTATTCATTAAGAAGGCGAAGCTTAAAGATTGTTCAAGACGATCTAACATCTCTTTGGCAACCCGAAAATCGTTGTAACGCTCAATCTGGGCGAAGGATAAATCCTCTCTATTGCCGACAATCGGGGTGCCATTAGGCGCTTGCACTAAATCCTTAGCCCGCATCGTGCCATTAGGCGAGATGATCGGAATGATCCTAGAGGCTATCGAGACGAATTCACGCATGGATTGAGACAGGGTTTCTAGATGAATGAGATCGCCTAGATATTCCTCAATCAAGCCTCTACCATAACTTTCGCCATCAACTTTGTTGTAACGAAGAACCAGAAACGGCAACTCTTGCGGCGTGAACTCACCTTCAGTGCCTTTGATAATAGTGCCGTCAACTTCCTGATAGACGCTGTAACTGCCTTCTTCATTCAAGGCAACATGGGTGTAGAGATCAACCAGTTCCTCTGATTGTGGTGCCATGAAAGTAGATGGGCTATCAAGGCTTGAGGAAGAACCGGCAGTCTCGCTGATTTGCTCTTTCACCTCTTGAGGAAGAAAGTTCTTGGCAACCGATTCAACCCCTACCCATTCCATAATTTGCCCCATAGGGTCACGCTGAACGACATATTTATCAAGTCGATAGACACGCGCTCTTCCTTGTGGTGGCACATAGAGGGTAGCATTACCATTAATGACCAAATGGCGAAACACTTCATAGAGAGACAAGCGAAGTGAGCGCTCCTCAAAATCCGCTATGATGCGGCGGACATATTGAGAAAAGGCCTTGTCGATCTCATCCTTCGCCCCCTCCTCTTGAGCGATTTCCAGCGCCGTCATCGCGTCCACCTCCATTTTAAGGTAAGGTGCATTGGGGGGGAATAAGGCCATCAACAGTTTGGCGGCCAGGTTATTGACCCCACGCGCGCCAAGGCTTTGCTCTGGGGTAATGAATTTTGTTGAACCTGTTGATTGATCACGTGGGAGAAGGTGGGGAAGGGTAAGCTGGGCGCATTGACGCCCACGCTCAAGAAAAGGTCGCCGGTCGGTTTCCAATATATGGTAACGTTGTTTGGCGCTCATTAGATATTTGCTCCTGAAGCTGGTGCCCCGCTGCCAGAATCGCGCTCAATCCGCAATGGGTTTTTACGCCGTTGTTTGCGAACGCGTTTATCTTTGACGATCTCAACGGGGTCTGGTGGTTTTGACGGTGATTCAGGTGGGGGAGCAACGACTGGGGGTGGGGGTGGTGCTTTGGGTCTTTTAAATACGCACATGAGTTATCCTTGTGGTTGTTGGTTTTTGTAGATGTTTATCAGCTTTTGGATGAAATACTGTACCCCAATTTCCGCCCATATCTCACGATCGGTGGCTTCAACTTGGGGCAAGTAGTGGGGATTTGCATGTATAATCCATCGAAGGAGTGCAGGGTCAATGGGGGGGCAGCCAAGTTGTAATTCTTCATGGCTAAGCGGCTTAGCTAGTTCTGGGAAGTCATAGAAATGCATTTAACTCACCCCGCGATTGATTTGATCATAGAGTTTATTTAGGGGAACGTTATTATCAATGATGCGGTCAAACACAAAATCATCAAGCAAGCCTTCACTGGGGTGATCATTAGGTCGTTGCGCGCTATCACGGCGAATATGCCAAACCACGCCGCCTTGGCTTTTGATGGCGTGATATTCATTGGGAAAGCGAACATCATCAAACACATGGTGGCTATATATCTTATTGAGAAAATTCATATCATTAAAGGCAACGTTTACCCAAAGATCATCATCAACGCGTTTTCGTCCCCACTCGAAACCTAAGGTTTGGGATAATTGGCGGTGACTATTGTTGCCTAGTAGTGGAATAGGTACTTCCTTTTTATCTCTCTCATGGTCAATACGATCGCTACAATCAAATCCCGCTTCCAACATCAATTCATTAATCATTTTCTTGATGGGACTAGCAAAAGATCGTACAAAATAGTTGTATTCATTCCTCAAATACTGCGCTGCGGTTGTCTTGCCTGATTGGGGAGCGGATGAGTAAAGCCCAATTAATCTCGGCCTTTTATCTATAGTAGTAGCTTTGTGATTATCATTTTCACCCATTTCTAGTTTTAGTTCTAGTAGCTTCACTGTTTGGTTTTCGGTTGCCATAATATCGGTTTCCTTGTCTGGTAATTATAATCTTGATGGCGCAAAATACGGGCAACACGTGCCTGTGTTAAGGCGTCTTGTTCAGTTAAACCTGCCTTTTGATATTGCTCCTTGATGATGTCCCAATAGTCACAGGGTGCAACACCAGATAATAATTTGGCTGCCTTAACCTTGCCAACATTGGGACAGCCAGAATAGCCATCGACAACATCGCCGGTAAGAATTTGAACATGAAAGCTGTAATCAGCTTGAGGAAGGCTAATTTCTTCAGGCTCTTCCATTTGATCAGGATTAAACAGAGTGCCTGGTATGGTGCGCATATCTTTATCAATCGAGACAATGATTTTTTCACCCTTGATGATTTTTTGGTTGGTAGCAAGGATGCCTAAGACATCATCCGCTTCCAAAGAAGGACGCTCAAAAGTCTCGCAATTGTCACGCACATATTGGCGCAGTGGTTCTAGCAGTAATGGCCTTTGTGTGGTTTTGCGGTTAGATTTGTAGCTGGGCATGATCTCCTTGCGAAAATTGTTAACATCAGAGATGGCCATTATGACCCTATCGGATTTGAGTGAAGATTTAAGCGAAGCCATTGTAGCATTGAGCTGGTCGATAGCAGAGGGTAAATCAGCAGATAAACCCCATTGTCCCTCACCAAAATCTGCCGCTGTTTGTGCGTGGAGCGCTGCCTTGTAGATGAAGACGTCACCATCAAGCAGCAGGGTGGTTTTCATTGGTAGCCTCCTCATGATCTTCGCTGGCAAATGTAGCCTCTAAATCAACTTCACAAACCGACACTAAAGTGGCTTGAGTATGGGGGTAGCTAAAGGAGACGTTAGCAATATGCTGATCGGTAAAGTTTTTGGCTTTGCTAAGGTTTTTAGTCCAGCGTATTTTGTGGAAAGGGTCGGCCAGATATCTTCCATCTTTGGTAGATTTCAGCACATAGTAGAAATCAATCATGATTGTTCTCCTTTTTCAGAGAGTGGGGGGATTTCAGCATAGTGGAATATTTTGCGGTGGTAGTAATTAAAGCCATCTTGATCAATCCAATAATAACCAAGATGGGTACGCGCCCATGTGCCCACGATGATGTAATGACCGGACAGTAAAAAGTAATATTTCCCCTCTTCCTTTGGACAATCTTCAATTGGCTTCCAGAAATTTTTAAACTCTGTGGTCATGTTTGCTCTCCTTAATGGGGGTTGCGTCTATAGCGACACTCGTCGTGTCTATCATTTTAGGGGTGCCATATTTTTCCCGCAAATATTGCTCTTGTTGCTGTGATGTCGATGAGATTAGCGGCGTCTTCAGGGTGCATTTGGTACCATTCACCTCTGAACTTATGCCCGCCATAAAAATGTCGTATCGCTTGTTCAGCAGCGCAAACATCCGTGAAAAAACGATAGTAAAATAGTTCATAATCTTTAAATGGACTCCCTGTATTGTACGACCGCAATCGTGTGTTGATGTTGATGGTGCGGCCTATTTTGATAAAATCAGGCCATGCTGGATTGGTAACAACATAGAGATAACCGCCACCATGATTACGCCGGTATTCTTGTTTCACCCTTGCTTTGCTAATGGGTGTCTCGCCACGTGTTTCCACTTTGGGCATTACCTTTTAATGGACAGGCAAAATTAAGCGCAAGTCCCGCCTTGTAGATAGAGGCTTCAGCCATTTGCTTGACCGTCTCGACATGTTCAGGCTTAACATCAATCTGCCATTCATCATGAATATTGGCGCAGAATTCATAATCATTATGCGGTCTAAGCCTTGCCGCTTGAAGATCAGCATCTAAGATGACAAGCGCTTGTTTCATAATGATCGCCCCTGCTGATTGCAGCAACGTATTTAAGGCCGCATGGGGTGAACGAACTTTCAACTTAGAACCATCAAGGCTGATTAAGAAACCTTGGCCAGCCTTGTTGCGAACTTTTGCTATGAGTTCTTCCAAAGCAGGAAGCGCTTTAAGGAAATCAGCACGGGCTTGCTTGCCACGTTTAATGACTTGCTTTCTTGTGCCTTGTGTGCCTAAAGCTGCTCCCAGCTTCTCGTCACCTGCGCCATAGAGAAAAGCGTAGAACCATGTCTTAGCTATATCACGACCGGTTAATTGTCTCCCCTCGACGGGGTAGGGGTCGGCGGGTTTTAATCCCAGCGCCCTAGCATTGACTGAATGCATATCGGTTCCCAATGCTTTGTCACCATTAAGGATAGTATCAACATAAGCGCCACCATCATATTTCGCCATATAGCCAGCCAAACAACGAAGTTCTAAAGCATCAGCATCACAGCCAACAAGCACATAGCCGTTTGAAGCAGTGAATACGTCGCGACATGCTTCACCGAAAGGTGCGGCATTGCTTGGTACTTGAGCAATGTTAGGGTGCGAATGGGTCATCCGCCGTGTTACCGCGCCTAATGTGTAGACAGCGCCATGAATACGGCCATTCTTTTCTTGTTTTAGCCATGATTGTGCGCCTTCAGCGACTTGACCTATGCGTTTTGTTAGCAGCATGTAACGCAAAAGCAGTTTAGCCTCATTATAAGGCAGCTTCGACAAGATTGTTTCATCTAGTTTTGGTTGACCGGATGGGGTGAATTGTGTTGGCTGCCAGCCATATTTAACTTTCAGCCTTGAAGCGATATGGTAGGTTGAGTTAGGATTAAAATCAATCTGCTTGAACTTTTGATATTGGCTGCCAGCCTCATAGTAACCATTCTGGTTTGGTATCTTTCGCCGCTTCTTAACAGTGACAACACCGCCATCTGGTTCAATCCATGAACCAAAAATATCACGTAACTGACCAGCCAGTTGATCACGCTCGGTCAACAAGGTAATATAGAGCTGCTCCGCCGCTTGTCGATCAAAAGCAAAACCCCAACGTTCCTGACGGGCAAGGATTTTTGCAACCTCCATTTCTAGCCAGACACATTGATCCGAAAAAGGAATGACTGGGATACTATCTGGATGTTGGTTGCGGTTTAAATATTGACGATGACGCCGTTGGTAATCAGCACCATAACCCGCCCAAACCTTTACTGCTTTTTCATAAAGTGCATGAGTGACTTCAACATCTTGCTCGCAATAGTGCTGCATCTTCTCTGACCAGTTCGCCCATGGGTCAATACCTTCCTCTTTCATCTCGGCGGCGTAGTCACCTTTCCACTTGCCCAGCCGGTGGCCGAAAGCCTCGAGAGAGTAACGGCCAATGAGTTTATTCGGTAGTTTGTCTTTTTTAGCCAAAGCATAATCAGTCTCATCAATTGACGGCCAAAGCAGACGGGCAAGAACAAGCGTGTCTAAGAGTTTGGCTTGAGTGGTGAAGGAGGGATAGATTTTTTGTAAGACAGGTAAATCAAATTTGATGATATTATGACCAATGATTTGTTTGGCTTGGCTAAGAAGCGTAAGTCCTTGTTCAATAGCTTCACCAGAGACGTGACCATCGTCACTATGGAGTGACCAGATTTGACCGGTGTCAACATCTTTAATGACAAGTGAATGTACTTTTGTTACAGTATCAAGAAGGCCGTTGGTTTCACAATCAAACAATAATTTCATATTTCTTCTCACTTAGATCAGACCTCTTGCCAGTAAGCAAATAATATGATTCTCGAGCGCCAATAAGATATCCATCCCAATAACCTGCTACATAGTTGGTATCGGTGGGGAAGTTAGGTCTATCGCTAACATAAACATATGAAGGTAATGATCTTTCATCGGTATCATCTAGGGTCTCAAGAAAGCCTACTTTAAAACCTTCACAACGTCGCTGATTGGGGGCAAAATCATATACCATTAAGATATAGGGAAGTAACTTATTTGCTCGTGCTTTCCCAGATTCAGTCATATTGATATCTCCTGATTAATTTTTAGACTCCATAAGGATGATTGATTGCGGGTCGATATATGCGTAGAGGCTGGCTAGATAGCCAACAACAAAGCCTGAACGATAATCTCCCTCATATCGGGTATTCGTAGGAAAATGGGCATCGTCCCCATACCAAAAGTTTTGCGTGATAGTGTCACTCCATCCTTTGTAAAAGCCATCCTCAAAGCCGTTACAATAGCCTACCTTGTAATAACGCCAGCCACTCCACCCGTAACCGTTCAGTGCATTTGCGGGTGCCTTTTTCAGTTGTGCTTTGTAGAATAGGCTGTCTTCAAAAGTTTCTACTATTTTAGAAAGCTTCTTCGATATTGCTGTAGTCATAGCTGTCGCCTTTCTCAAAGGGGCTTGAAACCAGTTCAGTTAACCTGCCTGTATCTGGATTATAATCAAGCCAGCCAGCCACGCCGGTTTCGCCGGTGTAACGGTTTTTCAAAATGCGCAATGTGGTGATATTGCTTTGTTCGGCTTGTTGATCACGTTCAGCGCCTATGACAAAGTCGGACAATTGGGCAATACCCGCCGAACCACGTAACTGCGCCAGTGATGTTCGTGCGCCATCCTCATGACCTTTGTCACCTGAAGGACGTTTGAGATGGGAGACAAGCAAGATAGCAATATTTAACTCCATCGCTAAACTCTTCAGCGCGGTCATGATATTATCAATCTTGCGCCGCTCCTCACCTTCATCAATACCAGAGACAATGATGGAGAGATGATCTAGCACAATCAAACTACAATCACAGGCTGCGGCCATGAAACGAATGCGGGACGTGATATTGTCAATATCAATCGATCCAAAATGATCATAAAGATAGACACGACCTGTACCTAAGGTGGCATCAAAGCCACGCTTTTTATCCTCGGTCGAGAGTTCATCCCACATGAGGAAGGCTGGGGCATCAATTGCCAAGCCAACTAATCCACGTGCAGTGCGCTTGATATTTTCTTCAAGCATGATCAAGCCGACGGTCTCTCCTAAGCCGATGAAATGATAGGCCATCTCGCGGACAATGGAAGACTTGCCAATGCCTGAACCGGCGGTAAAAGTCCAAACTTCACCACGACGAACGCCCATTGTCATGTCATTAAGCCGCGTAAATGGCAGCGCCAATGCAGCTCCAGCATCTGGGGTGTTCAAAACTTCCCACATTTCATGTCCGGCAATGATACCATCTGGACGGTAGCTTTTGGCATCAAAGATTGCCTTTACAATCTCGCCGCCGCGCCCAGCCTGTAACATCTCGCTGGCATCTTTGAGTGGCAGCTTGGCTACTTTGAGTTTTCCGGCTTTAAATTGTAAACTGGCGCAATTCTCAAGCGCTTTTTGTCCAGCCTCATCATTATCAAACATTAAGACAATCTCTTCAAAATTGTCTAGCCATTCAAAGGCTTGCTTTAAAGCCCGCCTTGCTCCTTGTGCGCCGGTGGGTAGCGAGACAACCGCCCAGGTATTGTTTTGGGCTTGAGAGACAGAGAGTGCATCAATTTCACCTTCAGTAATGGTGACACGCTTGCCGCCATCACGCCAAAGATGCTGTCCATATAGCCCAGCCTGTTTGGTATCGCCTAGAAACTTAAACTCCTTGCTTGGAAAGCGAAGCTTTTGGGCTATGATCTTACCGGTGATGTCACGGTAATTGGCTATTTGCACCTTTTGGCCTTTATACTCACTGATGGTGTACCCCCATTTGGCACAGGTTGTTTCAGAAAGTCTGCGCTTTTGTAAGGCTTGAGGCTGGCCATGTGGAATTAAGCCATTAATAGTGTTGCTGGTCATGGGTACTTTCTCAAAGACGATTTGGTTTGAAGATGCTTCGAAATAGCCGCAGCCAAAGCAAAACCCGTGCCCATCAGAATAACGGGCAAGATTATCACGACTACCGCAGTTGGGGCATGGTTCATAGGCTAGTAAGGTGCTAGAAGCGTAGGTCATCGTCATCCCATGAAAGGTTAATTAATATGGTAATGAAAACAATAGCTAAAAGTACGCCTAGAAAGAACCAGAATGGGTCAAAAGGTGTGTTAGGCATTAGATCGCTCCGTTCCTATTAAAAAAATACCCGCCAAATAAGGTAGGCTAGAATGAACCAAGGTGTGCTTAGGGCAATTACGACTAGGGCGTAGGCAATGAACTAGTTAACAAATCGTTTCATTAGATTTCTCCCTTCTTGTTAAGCAAAAATCCACCAAAGGATATAGATTACAGTGATGATAGGAATGCATGTGCACATGCCCTGTATGGCTGCATAGAGAAGCTTTTCAATGATTGGTTGTTTCATAATGTTATTTCGCCAATGAGGATGACTAAAAGGTTTAAGATCAAGAGGATAACAATTGCGACTAAGCCGTTTTGAATCCACCAGTTAAAATCAGGTTCTCTCATGCGATTTCTCTTTAGCTAAACTGTAACGAACATAAGACTGGCCAGTTGAATCTTTACGCCAATCCGCCTTGATGTTATGCCCCATGGAGCGAAGTTCAGAGATGCGCTTAGGGAGCGCTCGACAGCGCCATAAAGCCTGTGCTTCAATATTGGTGATTGATTTACCAGCCTCTAGATGGGCTAAAATCATATCCCGCATTGGTTTTTCATTAATGGGTTTTGTCATGATAGCAGTCCTAATAATTCAGCAGCTTCATCTAAAATCTCTACCGGATAGACATTGATATAAGTTTTGCGGGTGGTGCCGGTTTTGGTTTGAAAGATGCGCTGTTGTTTGCCAATTAGGACATCTGCTTCTTGACATAGTCTTGTTGCCAATTTGCCTAATTGTTGACACAGGCTTAGTGGCAGGTATTTATGATTAAGAGCGCGCCATTCATCCACGGTGACAGAGTGGAGATGCTCATTAATGATGTTGGTTAATTGATTGGTGATATCTTCCTGCGCTGGAATGTAGGCTTGAAGATAGTCTTTGTTTTGCATTAAGGAAGAGGGATTTAATGCTTGTTCCTCTAACTCTAACCAACGGTCAATAATCGCTGCGCGCAGTTTGATATTGTAGCCGGAAACAAGTATGAGAGTTTCGCGCTTCGGTAAGAGATATTCGACTAAGTCCCTGTTTCTTTTGGATTTATAATAGCCCCCAAATTTGGGGGCTGTTATTTCAAGCGCTTCAAACATGTTTCTTATGTCACGAATGACATGGTCATGGCGCTTACCCGTAAGTTCCGCAATTTCACGGCTGGACATGGTAAGCGAGGCTGTGACATCACGCACAACATTCATCAAAGCAACTTGGCTCGGCGTATTGTAATTGATGGTGGTATTAAGAGTTAGGTTCATACTCATTTTACTTCTTTCCTTATCTAGCTATTGGTTTTGATTAGCAGCACGTGCGGCGGTGATTGCCTGTAAGCGCTTGTGACTTGGGGGTTCATTCAGCCAGTCTTGCGGAATTGATCGATTAGCATAGAGAAAACCTTCTCGCTGACACCAGTCGGCGTAGGTCGTCTGGCTGTTTGGGCTTAGCTTGTTAGAGGAGCGCTGAAAGACTAGGCGAACATCAAGATCAGGATAGGCGGCCTTGATGTTTTTGTGCTTTGTTCTATCTTGTGGTAGGAAATAACCTTTAGCCTCAATGATAATACCATTGGGTAGGACAATGTCCGGTGTGTATCGCTTTGGTTGGGTAGGATAATAGCGCATAAAAAAAGGCTCATATTGAGCCTTGATACCTTGATGCTTTAGTTCTTCCATCAACTTTTTTTCAAAAGCCGAACGATAGACGCGCCGTGCCTTATGAGTATTAGAAATCAATGTCGTCATCTAATGATGTTGTCTCTTCCTCTTCCCTTTCGAGTTCATCTTCCAAGTCGGCACTATCCCAGCCATCCTCTTGACCTTCAAAACCATAATCTGCCGCATCACGCATCCCACCAGCATCAACAAGTTTGAGTATTTGTACCGCATTTAATCGCAAAGATAGGCCATAAGCGCCGGTGTTCATGAAATAAGGTGTGGCATTGATATTGATGATCGCTTGAGTACCGCCCCAAACTTCAACTCTCCTTGGCAATAATTTTGGTGGAATGGCACTATCAAATAGATGAGGCGGCGGGATTAATTCCCGCTCCCCATCCGCCCTTTTAAAGGTGGCGCGTTTCTTAATCCGTATCTCAACCTCACCCGTTGGTTCCTCTGTCTCCTCATCATAGATTATTGAGTAAGGCTTATTGGCCGTCAAACCACCTTTGCCTTCAATCTCTTTACGACTTTTGACTGGTAACTCGCTTAGTTGTTCTTCAGCCTCTTCGCGAGATTGCTCAAGGAGTTCGTCAAGCTTTTCTAAGAACTCCCTCACGCCTTTGCTATTGGTATCAAGAACGAGCTGTGTTCGATAGACACCCTCAGGAACGGGGTATTTTTCTGACCCATAGTCAATTTTGGTTAATCTGGGGAATTTTAAGACACCGCGCGGGGTGATGAGTTTGATAATTTTTTGCTTCCTACTATTTTGTGTAGTTGACATATGTTTAGGTTTCCTTCATAGATGTATAGGTTCAGACATTGTTGGGTCACGTAGTTCCAAATGATATCTGTCACCTTGTTTAGAGTCATACCATTGATAGTAATCTTTACGTTTGGTATCAGGTAGCCAGACGCGTAATTTCTTTTTCTCGTCATTATATTTGAGTGTAATGGGCTTATGAAACCAGTCGGCTGTTGCTATGACAATAGCGTGAAGATTAGGTGCTGTTATGATAGTACGATATTGCGCCATGTCTATTTTTCCTGTTCCTTAATCTCTAACTCACAGATAGCTTCCTCTAATTCACATGCAGTTTGTTCTAATTTCAATGATATATCTGTGATATTCCCACAGGCACTACTAAGATTTAATAATGATCGAGCTGTAGAAACACGTTTGCGCTGCTGTCCATGTAAGCTTTCTAGTTGCTCCCTTTCCTCCTCACAAAGAGTTCTAATTTGATCTACTAGCTCATCAAATTTTTCGGACAGACTATCAATTACATTACGCAAGGTGGCGATGTCTCGTATGCGTTTCTTAGTCATAATCTTTCTCCATATGCATGTTTACCTATATGTATAGTAGGCGGTGAATCTGGCAATATTCGTGCTTCCAGCCTAAAGCGTATACCTTGCCGGACGACATAGTAGGGAGTGTCACTCCCCAGGGGATTAGGTGGTAGTAAGACGTGCCAGTTATGATTGTCTATACTTACTAACTCAATTGGATGCTTAAACCAGTTGGCTGCTTCCTGTACAATAGTAGGGAAGTCATTCGCTGTTGTAATTACGCGATATTCAATCATTGTTTTTCTCCTTCGTAAGTATAGAAAATAGGGTCATTTGCTTCGTCCTCAACGTTCAGGGAAGCTGGTGGATATTCTGACGGTGAAGTAATAATTTCGTCCACTTCCAGTTGGTAGTTCCTATCTCTACGAACAACATAGGTGCGTGTTCTTTTTCCTATTGGTTTACCTTTTGTGTTGCAGACGTACCACTTATCAAAACCTTGATAGTAGCCACTACTGCCAAGCCCCACTTTTCCTTCTTCTTTAACCCAAATTGAGTACTCAACTCTTCTTAAAGTCCATGTCCCATCAAACCAGTCATCTAGAATTAGCTTGATGAATGAAAACGTCCCCATTAAGGATTTAGGTATAGTTTGGTTCATTAGTTTTCTCCTTTTTCTTTATTCCCCTAAGCGTGGGATTTCAGCGTAGTAAATTATTTTTTCGGGTGCGTGTTCAGTGCCGTCCCGTTCACACCAGCAAAACTCGTTAATGCTAATGCGCGTCCATGTGGCCTTAATTATGCACACACAAGACACCCAAGTGGGGGCAAGACGTGATGGCCTGTGTGTGGGAAATTCTCTTCGTAACGGCGCTGGTCACGCAAAAAGGGAAGCTTTTAAATGAAAGCTAATCTAAAGCTCGAAGCGCATGTAATCGCGCAAGGCTTGGAAATGCTTTTCCCGTTGCCCATGCTTTGAATGCAGGATATTGTTAGCAACAGTGAATACCGCACCAACATCAAGCCCATGGCGGGCTACATAAGCCAGCAAGGTGACAGCAATTGATGCAGCTTGAACCTCTTTAGCTGTTGTATCAGTTTGGCGAAGCTGACTTAATGATGCTTGAATGACTTCATGAGGATCAACATTGTTAAGTATATCTTTGTTAATATTCATCTGGTTCCTCATAAAGTTGTTTCAGCCTCATATGTGAACAGACAGTCTCTAGTTTGGCCTTAATTACCTGTTGATCTTCTTCGAATACATTTAATTGTGCCCATAGTTCCTCTAGATTCCTTTCTAATCTATTTTGGTTTTTCCTCAAGCGGTCTAAGCGCTTTTCCAACGGGTTTGGTGCTTGTCTATTTTTGTACATTTCTTTGTAACATCTTATGCAAAAAAGTAATCACTGTCTCGAACTAGGTTTAAATCCAGTCCGCCTACATAAGGCGGTGGTTCTTTAGCTTTAAATTGAGCAAGCGGCCTATTGTCCGCATAGAGACGAACAAATTCACTTCTCAAGATTTGGGCTAATTGAACTGACTTAGCCGCCGTTGTGGCATAGCTATCATGAATCATTGCAAACTTAGTGATGCCCAGACTGGCCGCCGCGTTAACTGTCATCATCAATGCGCAAGCGTCGAGTGAATGAACAAAATTAGGCGCAACACCATTGGTCTGGCGTTTACTGTCTGGTTTTTCCGCCTCAATAATAAGTTTTGGCTGGTATCGCTTCCCAAACAAAACCGTATTAATGTGCACTTCCTTCCCCTGTGGATAGTACTGTACCACGGGAAAACCTAAGGGAGTTAACCAAGAAACAGCCTCACCGCGCTTTAAGAACTCTTGAGCTGCATCGCGTATCCATTTCATTGCTAGTTTGGCTGATACGACTACGCCGCCTATTGATTCCCACACTAGCTTGCTCAAAAAGGTACAAGCCTCGTTAAACTCTGGTGTTTCATGAATACAACCATGTATCTCGTAGATGGCTTCGCGGACATATGTCATGCAAGCTATGAACGTTCCACCATATGGCAGGATCATTACAGGCCGCTTTGTTATGCGGCGGTCTATACCTAAGTCTAACCACATTGCCGCCCATTTTCGTTCTTGGCTATCGTCTGACTGTTTGGTTAGTGCTCGAAGCTTCTCATTCACTCGATCCGCCACAACCTGATAAATATCCTGCGGTCTAGGTGTAGGAACCAGATTAACCGCACTTCCAGCTACTTTGTCCCTTAACATCGCCGCATAATGCTGCAGTCCATTACAAGAACCGTCCATAGCTATCGGTAGGTGGCTAATGAAAGGCTCGCCCTTAGCTTCACATTCCAATAAGGCTTGCCATTCAAAACAAAAAGCCAGAAAGCAAAAGGGACTATCTGCTTCACTCCACCAGAATTCAACTAATGGGTTACGCGCTGCCTCAATGATGAGCTGTTCATTCTCGACAATCCATTTTAACCGCTCTACAAATGAAACCTTGTCTAGTCCAAAACAATTAGCGCCATGGTATGCCAGCCATTCACGTGCTTGTATGGTGGTAATAGCTTCTCCTTCACTAAAATGGAGCAAACCTTTGGCTAGATCAGTGCCTTGTGGTGTTAGAAAAGAAGGTACGGTGTAGATACGTCCTCTAAAGTCCAACTGGTATGGAAAGTAGATTTTGTCATAACCGCAGAATTCCTGCGCCATCGAAATCGTCTTCCAGGCTCGTAAACGTTTAGATTTGTTTGAAGCATTTAGACTTAAAAGACGTGCCACTTCCCTACTCCACTTTTTCCTAGCTTCTTCATTGGTTGCTATATTGTGTGGTTTAGGTGGTATCTCCAAATCCTCGCCTACAAGCCCGGCACGTGATGAACCTATATCCATCAAATGAAAGGCTACTTCCAATACACGCTTGTTAACTGCCCATGCTGTGCTCTGTAAGCTGTTAACTGCACTGTAGACTGAAGAGAGATTGGCAGCTTTTAACTTGGCCTTGTGCTCTTTTGAACGTGTCTTAACGAAGTTGAGATCATAGGCAAAAGCTTTCGTATGATAGCCGCCGGTAGTTAAATCCGTCCAGTCTTTAGGTGGTATGATACAAGGAAGATATTCCGGCATAAGTAACTCATACTGGCCTTTTAAACTCTCTAACCAATTTGAGAATGTTTCTGTAGGAACGATTGTTCTAATTGTCTTCCTGCAATTCCAACTAGGAAGTACTTTAAAAAGGCCAGTAGACTGGCAAAGTAACTCAATCAGTTTTAAGCCTACTAGTGTTTTTTCTTTCATAGTCCACTTAGTCCATTCCGAAAAATCTCCATCAATATCAAACCTATCAAAAGCATTTTTTAAGGTAGCTTTTAATGCTGTTCTAACTTGGCTATGATGAGAAGAAGCACCGCGAAAACTGTCTGAAAAATAGTGCAGTGTCCTGTCTATGCTCTTGTTTTTCATAGATTTAATATTAGATACGTTCCTTTCTATCTCTACGAAATTACCAAGCCTTAATGCCAAAGGCACGAGTTCCTGTCTACGTGCTAGCCCGTCCATCACAATTTTAACTGTTAGATAGGACAGAATAGGACTTTCCATATCACCTATGAGCTTCACTGCCGATTGTCGCCTTCCTGCGACTCCAGTTACAGCCACTTGCTTAAAATCATCTATCGCCTTTGTTAGAGGAAGAATTGCCGTGTCCATGGCTACCTTAATACTTTTGTCGTTCGTGGCACGACCCGCCATCGTGCAGCGCTCATAAGCATCGCGAAACTTGTCGGTGCCTAGAGTTGCCATCCGCTTTTCAAGTGCTACCTGCTGTAAATACAAATCTTCTTTCAACATATTTCGCTTTCTCTTCCAAAGACGCGACCAGCGTCGCTATAGTAGAAACGCCAGTGCGAGGCTTGGCCGCGCCTGTCCGGTGTAATTAACTGAAATTAAAAGGGATTGACCGCCAAAGGTGGTTGAACTAAAAGCGGTCGGTAACAAAAAACCGCCCAGCTACTTGTTAACTGGACGGCTTAAAGTTTAAAAAGAGGGTTGATGATATGCTCTATTTTTCGGGAACCGAAAAGAACAGAGTATAGGCACAAAGAGAACAGGGCTGATGCGCAAAAAATTTCGCCGCTCCGCCTCCCGGGCAGCAAAATTCTCACCAAAATTTAGCGGTTGGGCGATCATCTTGTCACTTGTGATCATTGCCTGTCATCGTTTTGGCGTGATGAATTCAGCCACTTTCATTAAAATTATGCTGGCGATGGCGGCATTGGCCCTGATTGGAGTCGCCTTGGCGATCAAAGGTTTTCATGATTTATGGCAGCGCGGCGATAAGGGCGGGCGATCTTCCATCAAGGGGATGATTTACGCCTTGATCACTTTGGTTCCTTTGGGATTTATCGGAGGTATGGGGCTGATGCTGCCCTATCTTCATGACATCAGCAGTGACCTTGAAGACCCACCTGTCTATCCTGTTACCATTCGCCCTGCGGCGGCTTTATCAACCATAGACATGATGAAAAATGCTGATTTGCAGCGTGAGGCCTGGCCGGATTTAAGAGGCAGAATTTATGAGGTTTCGCCTGACGGCATCATCATTGCCATTGAAGCCGTGCTGGCAGCGCAAGGCTGGCAAAAGCAGCTACAAATCAATGGTGAGGGAACAGATAATAGCGACATTTTTGTCACGGCCATTGCCGACATGGCTGTGCTTGGCTTTGTCAGCGATGTACTTATTCGCATCCGTGACAGGGAAGAAGCCACCTTTGTCGATATGCGGGTGACGATACGCGATTTGACGCACGATTTCGGCTTTGGTGCCTACAGCATTAATAGCTTCATGCACAATCTTGACCAAGAAGTTTTGCTCAGTGCTATTGAAAATAGGCAAGAAAATTGAGAGTTATAGTGAGCGCAGGTGAAAAGCCGTGAGGCGTGTGACACGTGGATCAAAGACGAACGATAACAAACTCATATACCATACCTTTTTCGGATTTCGAAAAAGAAAGCGTATACATCAAATAATATCAAAATCTTGTAACTTGTTCACAATCAACTACAGCAGAGCCATGCAATCAACGCATATCTGCCCCAATAAAATAGCAATTGTAAATTTGACTATAAAAGACTAGTTTTAAATTATCTCAGGACATCGTCTCCTCCCATTGCGTTTCCTGAGTGTTCCCTCTAGGGGGGTATTATAGTGACCTCCTTATTTTGCCGGCTACTTTTGCGAGCCGGCTTTTTTTTGCCTTATCCTTTTAGAGTATTTGTGCCTCGTAAGTGTGAAGCGGTTTGCGGATAAGACCGGATAATAAAGCGCAAGTTCTTTTGTTTTATCGGGCCAACCCATGGTTGAAAACGGCCACAGGGCAGAAGAGAACCAGGTATCAAGCACATCCTCATC